TGAAGGCTTGCAGATGGGTCAACAGGATTACAAACAAGCGTTGGCTCAAGGTATGCAAGAGAAAATGCAAGCGCTTCAAGTCAGCGACATGATGCGTAAGCGTAGTGATTCAGAGCAAATGCGTAAGTTGTTTCCCCAAATATTTAATATTCAAACTACACCAGATCAACAAGTTGAAGTGTCGCCAGAACAGTTAATGATGCGTGGCCAGCCTACACAAGGCGTTGTTCGTGATGACTACGGACAAATGTTGCCTGGTGGCTCGGTGATTCCTGCTCAGATGCAAACAATCCCTGGCACTCGCACAATGTCAGTAGATACTAACAAACTGCAAGCATTGGCAGCAATGTCTTCAGACCCATTAGCCGCTTATGCTAATTTGGCTAAGTTGGTTCCTGACCTGCGTAAGGCTGGATTTATTGGCGCAGGCACTCAAGGCGAAAATCCATTTAGCATATTTGTTAACGACCCAAGCATCCCTGCTAACTTTAGAACTGCTGCGGCTCAGTACCAAAAGAGCTACGCAAGTGGTCAGTTAGACCCTGAAAAAGCTGATGAGCGCGTTCGTCAATTGGCTCAAAGCATCCAATCTACACAAGATAGAGCTGCTACTGAAGCAAGAATAAATCAGCAATTTGAGCAATCACAAGCTGGTTTGGCTCAAAACCGCCAACAAATGCAAATTCTTGCACAACAAGGTCTTGACGTTCGCCGCGCTGCTGAAGCCAATAAGCCAGAAACATTCTCTTACGCTCAAAAGAAAGAGTTTGATACTGTTCAAAAGAATCTTGCATCGGCAAAAGATGCTGAAGATAGTGCGGCAATTGCTAATAAAGCTGCGCCTTTGTTGCCACAAGCGTTTGGTAGTAAAACTGAAGCATTGTTTAAAGGTGCTTTAAACGCTGTAACGCCAATGACTTTTGCATCTAAAGACGCAAACGATCAGTTGGTTCAATACGGTCAACAGCTTGCACTAAAAACGCCTAAGTTTTCTGGCCCAACTTCTGATGCAGATGCAAAACGCTATGACACGGCTGTCGGTGATATATCAAACCCAAGCAAATCACTAGAATCAAAAACTGCGGCTTTGAAAGACATTAGGGACTTGGCTCAAAAAGCACAAGACTACGCCCAACAGCAAGAAAACTATTTCTACCAAAATAACAAGTCTTTGCGTGGTTTTAAGTATGTCCCATCTGACAATCCATTTGGAAGATAAACATGGATAAAAAACCAACAACTAAAGATATTTCATTGCTTGTTAGCAAGCCTGATCTTGCTGATAAGTTTGATGAAATTTATGGCAGTGGTACTGCTAAAGCAATATTACAAAAAGCAAATCCACAGTTTGAAGGAAAGCCAAGTTCTACTGCAAATCAATACGCAGGCGCAGCAACTCGCGGCTTGGCTGGCCCTATGCTTGGCGCTGCTATGGGCGCACCGCTTGGCCCTGTTGGTATGTTGGCTGGTTCTTTGGCTGTTCCTGCTGGTGACGCATTGACTGCATTGGTAAACGCAATTTCGTCTGGTGTTGGTAGCGATAAACGATTGACTTCGCCATCACAAGGAATCCAACAGCTTTTAACTCGCGCAGGCGTTGCACAACCTGAGACTGCTGGTCAGCGTATGGTTGAAGCTGGTGCTGGTGCTATTGGTGGAACAGCGGCTCAGTTGCCTGGCTTGATGCGTATGGCTTCAACTGGCGTAACTCAAATGGGTCGAAATATTGCAAGCCAAATGGCAGAACGACCAGTTGCACAGTTGGCTACGGCTATTCCTGCTGGCGCTGTTGCACAACGTACTGCTGAATTTGCACAGCCTTACCTTGGCGATACTGGCGCAATGTTGGCTGGCATGGCTGGTGGTGTTGCTACTGGTGGCGCTTCTATGTCGTCTGCTGATCGTATTAAACGGTCAATGACTAACGCAGAGCAACGTGCTGCAAACATTGCTGCCAAGGCTCAAGGATTGGGTTTTGAAGGCGAAACTGCGCTCACGCCTGGCCAAGCTGGTACAAGCAAGACGGCGCAAATATTTGAGGCTGCTGCATCTACATTGCCTGGTTCTGCTGGACAATTCACACGCCGATATTCCGCACAGGCTGACTTGGCTGAAGGTATTTTTGGCAAGATCGCAGATATGTTTGGCGGCCTGCCTCAAGACCCGTCTGTCGCTTATTCTGGTGGAGCTTCTGCTGTTCGTACTGCTGCACAACGTAACGTGAACAAGATTGGTTCTGGTATCAGAGAGATTGCGGCTCAGTCTGACATTAACTTGGCAGATGCTCCAAAGTTTCAAGATGGAATTCTTAACGCTCGTAAGTTGATGCAATCGTTGCCGCCTGCAATGCGTAAAGACCCATTGTTTGAGAGTTTTGAGCAGTTCTACTTTGGCGCAAAGAATGAAGGCTTAGATGTAAAAGTTGCTTCAGCTATGGCTGAAACTGGCATGAAACCAACAAATCCTAACTTCAAAGTATTTGCTGATAAAGTTCGCCAACAACTAATTGATGCTGGTGAGCCTGAGTTTTCGTTCCAAGGGTATGCACAAAAAGGCACATTGCCTGGCGCTGACTACCAAGACCAACGCCAATTGTTTGGAGACTTGGCTTTTCAGAAGCGTGGGACAAAAGTTGGTGACGCATTTAGGTCTTTGCGTGATGCGCTTGATAATGCCCGTGACGATTCATTTAAGGCTCAAGGCTTAGAAGATCAACTGACTAAGCTAAAAGAACTTCGTGCTTCTTATGGTTCTGCCAAAGAGCTAAGTGAGCGTTTTGCCAATGCAAACGACAAGACGGTTCTTAATACCATCACATCAAACAAAGACACACTTTCCAACACGTTGCTGCCATTGTTAAACCAACAAGAAAAGCAAATGCTTGCACAAGGCGTTTTGTCTGACATTTACACAGGCTCTTTAAATAACGCTGGCGAATTAGACATTACTAAACTTGGTAAAACAGTCATCAAGGCAAATAAAGAAGCCCCAATGACCTTTGACAAAATATTTGGTACACCTGCTGCGAATCAATTGGTTGACTTGGCTGATGTTGCACAGACTTCGTTAAAGCCTAAAATTGGCTCATCACAAACGTCTGAACGATCAATGATGATAAATATGCTTACTTCTGGCCCTGGTAAATTAGCAACAATTGTCGGCGGTTCTGCTGCAATGGGTGTTCCACTTGCGGCTGCGGCTGCGGGTCTTGCCGCCCCTGCAATTGCATCTAAAGCGTATCTATCGCCACGAGTGCAGAACTTCTATGAAGGCTTGAACATCACTGACCCATTGATGAACTATCTTTCAAGCCCAGTTGACCCAATGTTGCGGTATGCGGCATCGCCAAACCTGTTAAACATTGTTCCAGAGCCAGAGCCATATCGGATTGACATCAATGGCGTTGGCCAGCTTCGATAAACAAGGAAAATCATGCCAAAAGTAAAAATAAGCGAATACAGCAGTACGCAAGCATCAAACACCGATATTGATTCAGTCAATATTGCAGAAGGTTGCGCTCCTAGCGGTATTAACAACGCAATCCGCGAGGTGATGGCTCACCTTAAAGACTTTCAGACAGGCGCTGCTAGTGACAACCTCACAGTTGGTGGCAACCTTGCTGTTACTGGCACGACCACAAACACAGGTAACGTAACCGCTGTAAACCTTACGGCCACAAACCTTACTGCTTCAACGTCTGCTGTCATTGCCTCTGCTGACATTAACGCTGGCACGATTGACGGAACGGTCATTGGTGGTAGTTCTGCCTTGGCCATTACTGGTACAACGATCACGGCCTCCACAGGCTTTGTAGGCGGTTTGACAGGTGCTGTAACTGGTAACACGGCTGGAACACACACAGGCGCTGTAACGGGTAACGTCACGGGTAACCTGACAGGTAACGTCACAGCCTCCACTGGTTCGTCTACGTTCAACAACGTGACAATCAACGGCACTTTGGACATGGATGCTGCCTCTGCCGCAACCATCACTAACTTGCCAACACCTACAAACTCAGGTGATGCGGCTAACAAATCTTACGTTGATACGCAAGTCTCTAACCTAGTTGCCTCTGCTCCTGCTGCTTTGAATACCCTGAACGAGCTTGCAGCCGCTTTAGGTAACGATGCTTCGTTCTCCACCACGGTGACTAACTCAATTGCAGCTAAGTTGCCTTTGGCTGGTGGCACGATGAGCGGTGCTATCGCAATGGGTACGTCTAAGATCACTGGCTTGGGTACTCCAACTGCCGATGCTGATGCTTCTACCAAGGCATATGTTGACACTCAATCCGCACTCAAACTGTCTCTAACAGGTGGGACAATGAGTGGTGCAATTGCGATGGGTAGCGCTAAGATTACTGGTCTTGGCACTCCAACGGCTGACGCTGATGCAACTACTAAACTTTATGTTGATGGAATCTTAGGTTCTGCCACTTCTGCCGCTACTTCTGCCTCCGCTGCTGCGACCTCTGCCTCTAATGCCTCCACAAGCGCATCAAACGCCTCTACAAGCGCAGGAAACGCATCGACCAGTGCAACTGCTGCATCTGATAGTGCAACGGCTGCTGCGGCCTCCTACGATTCCTTTGATGACCGATACCTTGGCTCTAAGTCCTCTGCTCCTACTGTGGACAACGATGGAAACGCTCTGTTAACAGGCGCTTTGTACTGGAACTCCACAAGTAGCCAATTGTTTTTATGGTCTGGTTCTGCATGGACTCAGGCGGCTTTGACTGCTGGCTCATTTGCTACCCTTTCTGGAACTCAGACATTCACAGGCACAAATACCTTTACAGGTAGTTCTTCAGCTACTGCCATTGTTTTAAATGACGCAGCAGAGGTTGCTACTGTCTCAGCCACAGCAGCTACTGGCACGATCAACTACGACATTACAACGCAGTCAGTCCTGTATTACACAAGCAACGCAAGTGCTAACTGGACTGTTAACTTCCGTGGCTCTAGCGGCACATCCTTGAATACTTTGATGAGTACAGGTCAGTCAATGACCGTGGCTTTCTTGGTAACTCAAGGTGCTACTGCTTACTACAACAACGTGGTTCAGGTTGACGGTACAGCGACAGGTGTGACTACTCGCTGGTTGGGTGGCGCTCCTACTGCTGGTAACGCTAGTGGCATTGACAGTTACCGCTACTTGATTATCAAGACAGGCTCTGCGACTTTCACAGTCTTGGCAAGCAACACACAATTTAAGGCTTAATAAGTATGCCATTACAAGCTACAAGCGGCGCTGCTAGTTACGATGCCTTTGGTGGTGGTGTGCCAGTTGTGCCTCAGTACATTGAGGAAGTGTTCTCGACTTATCTGTACGATGGTAACGATACTGCACGTTCTATTGTTAATGGAATTGACTTGTCCACTAAAGGTGGTTTAGTTTGGGTTAAGGGGCGTAACTTATCTTGGAGTCACACTTTACACGACACGGCAAGGGGAGCTTTGGCTGGCCCATTAAACACAGCCACAACTGATTTTCCTAATCCTGCAAACAACCAACGGGTTACTGCTTTTAATACGGATGGGTTTTCTTTAGGTACAAATGGAAACGTCAACGGGTCAACTTATACCTACACTTCGTGGAGTCTAAGGAAACAGCCTAAGTTCTTTGATGTTGTGACTTATACGGGTACGGGTTCAAACAGAACTATTGCTCATAGCCTTGGTTCAACACCAGGTTGTGTAATTGTTAAACGTACAGACTCTGCTGGTGTGTGGCGTGTATACCATCAAAGTCTTGGGGCAACAAAGAACATTCGTTTGAACGAAACGGCAGCACCAGAAACAGATTCACTTATATGGAACGACACTGCGCCAACCTCTACGGTTTTTTCACTAGGAACAAACGGTAACGTTAACGCATCGGGTGGAACCTACGTTGCCTACGTCTTCGCCCATGACGCAGGTGGCTTCGGCTTAACTGGCACAGACAATGTGATTAGCTGTGGGTCGTTTACATCTAGCGGTAGCGGTACTGCCTCAATAACTTTGGGGTACGAACCTCAGTGGGTGATGATTAAATGCACAACTACTTCTGATTCTTGGTATATCACAGACACCATGCGAGGGATGCCCGCAAGCCCTGCGACTACTTCTCCTTATTTAGTTCCTAATACTTCTGCGGCAGAAGCATCGTGGGGTAATGTTAATGGAGTAAACGCAACTGGATGGTCTACTGCTGGTTTGCCAGCATCTCAAACATTCATCTACATAGCCATACGCCGTGGCCCTATGAAAGTGCCTACTGATGCGACTAATGTTTATTTACCAGTAGCAGTAACTCCTTCAGGTTCTCAAAGCACTGTTACTACAAACTTCCCAACAGACCTGATTATTACGACAGAGCGTTCTCACGCTTTAACAGGGCAAACCTTTGTATCAGATCGTTTAAGAGGTACTACTACAGCCTCGCGTGTATATTTAAACACCGCAGGTACTGGGGCTGAAGTTTCTGGTGGCGCAGGTGGTTTTGGCCTTGACAGCAATGTTGCACTCTTTGACAACTTTTACCCCAGTGCTGGTATAACTAACCCAGTTATTTATTGGGCAATGCGCCGCGCCCCATCTGTTATGGATGTGGTTTGCCATACAGGTACTGGAAGTGCAAGGACTGTGAGCCATAACTTGCAAGCAGTACCTGAGTTGATGCTAGTAAAACGTAGGTCGGGCAGCGAAGCAGGTGGTATTGCTGGATACTGGCTTGTTTATGCAGCAGCAAGTGGAAATGCAAATGCTTTATTTCTTAACACAACTGACGGAAACAACGGCACAAGCGTCTGGAATAGCACAACGCCTACGGCTACAACTTTTACTGTAAACAACAATTATGTTAATTACAGTGGTGATACTTACGTTTCTTACTTGTTTTCAACCTGTGCTGGTGTTTCCAAAGTAGGAAGCTACACAGGCACTGCTACTACTAAGCAGATCGACTGCGGCTTCACAGCAGGGGCTAGGTTTGTTCTCATCAAGCGTACTGACTCAACAGGTGCTTGGTACGTATGGGATACCGCTAGAGGCATCGTAAGCGGTAATGACCCTTACCTGTTGCTTAACAGCACAGCCGCTGAAGCTACCTCAACTGACTACATTGACCCTTACTCCGCTGGCTTCGAACTGAGCAGCACAGCTCCTGCTGCCTTGAACGCTTCAGGCGGCTCTTACATCTTTTTAGCAATTGCTTGAGGTAAATTATGCAAATCAGAACTAATGACGGACAAGTAATGTACGAGAGCGAGTTCCGTACACACATCAAAGCCAATGGTGGCCCATCATGGGATACGACAACAACTGAAGTCCTCGAGTCTTTAGGTGCTTCTGTGATCTTTGAAGGCCCACAAGCAACTGGTGGTGATCGCTATCAGTTTTCAGTCTACGGTGGTATCGAGCAGATTGATGGCAAGTGGTTCACTAAATGGAACTTAGGCCCATCGTTCTTTCAAACTGAAGACGCTGATGGCAACGTAACCACTGCTGCTCAGAATGAAGCTGCTTACAAGGCTAACAAAGACGCAGAGCAAGCCAAGTCAGTACGTGATGAGCGTACTAAGAAGTTGGCTGAGACTGATTGGACACAGGTGGCTGATGCTCCAGTGGACAAGACAGCCTGGGCTACATACCGCCAAGCTCTACGTGATGTTTCAGCTCAAGAGTCTTTCCCTTGGGGTATTGAATGGCCTACTAAACCAGAATAAAACATGACTACGATTGACGCAACAGACGCTCGTTTATCTACGCAC